AAAGCTGAAAGAGATATAAAAGAAAGCAAGAGAGCTATCATTATCGGAGAGGAAATCGTTAAAACTGCCGATAAAATGATTAAGCAAGAGAAATCTTAGTATCGCGATATGAATTTGAGTGGGGTTAAGTAACGCTTAAAGGTTTTTAGCAATGATAGAAACATTTATATAGTTTAATTATTCTATTATATTATGACTTTAGAAGCAACTTTGATGTGGGAGACAGAATTACCTATTCCTTTTACTTGTGCCGACGGAGCTGGAATTGAAAAAGGATCTATTTTAATGCTAACTGATCCAATGACAGTAGCAGTAGCAACTGGAGACACGGATATTGTGGCCGGAATTGCTGCGGAAGAAAAGATTAATGGCGACGGAAAAACTAAAATCGGAGTTTATAGGAGAGGAATTTTTAAAGTATTTGTCGGAGCTGCTGGAGCAACCGTTGGAGCTGCTGCTATAACAGATGTAGCAACCGGAGCAGCTAACGAATTAGTTAATGCTGATGTTAATAGCGAGAACATTGTTGGTCGTTGGCTGGAAACTGCGGCAGACACCGAGAGTGCGTTATTAGAATTAAACCCCTTTCACGGTGAATTTAGCATAAAATGGCGGATAGTAGCGGACAAGCACAGATAAGAGGAATTGATATTGATAAGTTAGCTAAGGGCTTCGCAGACGAGGAAAACCAATTTAAGAAAGTCTGTATGGTTACAGCTACTAAAGCAAGAGAGATCCGTTGGTATCAAAAGACTTCTGGATTTTTAGATAGTGCGGACACTTCGGGAATTACCGCAAGTCAAATTGCTAATACCGGAGAGAGATCTTTACCAGTTGTTGTAGAACAAAGCTGGACGAGACAAACTTCTTATGTAAGAAAATACTTTGTAGAAAGCCCAACAATTTCTGAAGAAGATATTAAAGACAGCGACATAGATGTCTTAGGAACTAATGTTAGAGACTTAGTTAGAGCAGTAGCAAGACAAGTAGATGCTCGAATTTATAGTGTTTTAAGTGGAAGTGTAAGTAATACAACTGCCGCAACAGCAGCGTGGGACGCTGGAAGCGGACAAGATATTGTAGCAGATCTAATGACTGCTAAAAGAAAAATAAGACAACAGGGTTATGATCCAGAGGGAGCATTCTTATTGCTATCCGCAACAGACCACGCAAATATGATTATTTGGTTAATCTCAACTAAAGGCTCAAGCATTCCAGCTTTCGCTTCTCAGAAAGTTAAAGACGGAATTGTTATGGAAATTCTTGGACTGAAAGTTTTAGTGAGTGAAAATGTAACAGCCGATCAAGCNATGGTAGTCGTCGGCCAAAGAGCNATGACNTGGAAAAACTTTATGNCNATTAGTTCTGTNGTTATTAACGACGCTGGAATTGGAAGAAAGATAAGAGTATGGGAAGANGGCGAAGCAATTATGACAGATACTTACGCTGCTTCTAAAATTACAAATACTCAAGCTTAATTTTTAAAATTAAAAAATGACTAAAGAAAATGTTAAGAAACTTATGGGAGAAGCGATTGCTAAAAAAGATAACCCAACTATTAAACATTTGGAAAACCATTGGAAACNTACTTATAACGAAGCATACCCAAGCGAAAAACCTAAAGCTTCTGAAGAAACGAAAGAAACAAAAAAGAAAACATCTAAAAAGTCTGCTTAACTCTATTTCTTATGACAATTCAAGTCGGAAACGCAGCAACTCTCACTCAAAAAGAAGTTAAAAGGAAATACCCAGTAACTAAAGGNCTAACTGCTGGAACTACAAAACAAGAGGGAACAAAAACATTTCTATCACCTCAAAATAAAAGTTTAGTAAGAAAAAGAAATCAAGAGGGAATTTAAATGGCTTCTAAAACTGACAAACTTTTCAAAGGAATGAGTACTAAAAAGATTGCTAATGTCGCAAGCATGGGCGGAGAGGTTTTGGATCTCCCAAATTACTCCGGAGATCATAGTGCGGGAACTACCGAAACCCCAACTGCTGACTATCATTTAACTAATAAAAAATATGTTGATGATAGTATCGGCGACGTTCCATTCGGACAAACTGCTATAATGGGCCATAATAGAGGTTTAAGTATTGGTGTCGCGTCTGAGACATTTCCTAATATTGCTGACATGGTTAAAATGACGGATACAAAAGGAATAACCATGATAAGCGACGGAGGAATAATCGGGATTAGCATAAACTATAACTTAGGATTTCCGTCGGGATTATTTAGCGGGATAAATATGAAAGTTAAAGTTAATGGCTCAGTTGTTTGGACTAACCCCATTAACAGCACAAATGGAGCAGATAAAGAGGAACACTTTTCTCAAAGTATTGGAGCTGTTGGATCCACGTTCTCCGCCGGAGATACAGTCTCCGTTTGCTTTCAGGGAGTTGGGTCGGGTAGTATTTCAATGTCTAAAGCAATAATCTGCTTACAATACTATTATGGTTAGCTATCAAAACATTTAAATACTTATATATCCTTAATAAAGTATGAAAAAACAAATAGTTTTTAAGTGTGATGAAGCATTTAGGAGAAAACTTAGAACAGACAAATTAAGAAAAGAAAATAAACTCAAAACCATTTTAACATGGGAAGAATATTTTAATATGTTGTTTTATGGAGAGAAGAAATTCCCCCTAATCAACTATAAGGGAGGTAAGAAATAATATGGCGAAAATAAAATATGGAGATTTGTCGGGCGGATTGAAATGGGCCATTGTTGGAGGCTGGATCTCCTTAATTAGCTTCGGAATAGGTTTCCTTTATGGATTTATAGGTGTTCTATGATAACCGGAATTGAGGGAATGCTTATAACTTGGACTGCGATTAACTCCTTAGTAACTTTCATACTTGTAATNGAGAGGATTATGAGAGAATAAATATAAAGGAGGTCGTGCGAGCAAATGAATAAAAAAATAGAAGTAGAACTAATTGAATTTGAAGACAAAACCGCTAAAACCGGTCGAGAATATACCCGTTTNAAAACCAGCGAGGGTTGGTGTTCTTGTTTTGAGAAAGAACTTATTGCGGACTTAAAGAAAGTTATAGGACAAAGAGTTATCTGTAACATAGCAATAGACGAGGACAAAGGATTTAAGAACATTCGNGGGTGTGAGGGATTAGCTTCTGGAAATCAGCAAATAGCTGGAGTCCCAGTTCAAAAAGTTAAAGTTGAAGTTGATAAAAAAACCACAATGTATGTGTCTTATTGTAAAGATCTAATTGTGTCCGGAATGGACGAAGAAAACGCAATTAAAACTATTAAGAATATACAGAAAGCATTTGAATAATGGGAATGGGTTATAACTGGCTATGGGATATGATTGCGGAAGCTGTTTATGATGATGATGATGATGAAGCAGTCCGTCTCGGTAAGTTATTAGAAGACTACTTAAAAGGTAGAGTAAATTAAATTGTTTAAATGGTCTGGCGGGCTGGCGACATTCGTCGGTCTTCCAGACGGGGTTAGGTACTCCCGTACCCCCACTCCGCGTTCCTCAATAAGTTGTCCGCAAAAGGCCGTGCGGACCCGTGCCTTCCGGCAAGTAATTACTACTTTGATTTCTGACGTAAAATGCGAGTACTTAAAAAAACATGGCGATCTCGGCTGATTGTTATTAAACAATCATTGAGCTAACCACATTTAATAACTACTCGATTTTACGGGGAACAGAAATCGGCAGTCTGATTTTCAATAATTCTCCAGCTCTCAAGCCGGCAGTTGCTTCGCCCTTTACCTAATCTGCCGTCTTGGAGGGAGGAATTTTGAAAATAAGGTAGGGAGAAAAACCCCTCGGCCCCGCATTGTACCGAGGGGTACATAATTAAATTTGATAGGAGGTTAAAAAAATGAAAGTATATAATGAAGATTTGAAATTAAGAGATTTCAAAGCTTGGAGTGGAGCAAAAGACACTCAAGCAGCAATTATAGAAGCGGGAAAAGACGAAGACTTTGACGCATTTATAGAAGAGATATATCCAGACGGATTAACAGATACTCAGCTTAACGACATTCTTTGGTTTGAAGATTTGAGTGAATATGAAAATGAAATTTGATGAAGAAAAAGTTTTAGAGACTTTAGCTTTGGCTATTGGGACATGTAAAGTTGATGTTCCAGCATGTAACTATCTAATCTATATATTGAAGAAATTATATGGATTGGACGGACTGAACTTAGACAAAGAAAATAATGAAATCTTTAAAAGAATGGTT